GTAAAGCACCAGCACCAATCCGGCCCTTGAAGGCGGGTAATGGCCAAGCGGATATCCCTATTAACAGTAGCGGAGAATTCCACGGCACTTACCAGTCTTGGAAAGAAGCCAGGCGGGCTGGCAAAATCCGATAGTTTTTTAATTCAAAGGAAATCAAATGGCAAATAATCTGCTAACGATATCCAAGATCACCAACGAAGCGTTGATGGTTTTGGAAAATGAACTTACGTTCACAAGTGAAGTCGATCGTAACTATGACGACCAATTTGCGGTTGTCGGCGCTAAGATCGGTAATACAGTAAACGTCCGTTAAGAGTCTGCGGACGAAAAACCCTTTCTGATTGACTTGGACACCTAGAAGTAGGTTACAGGGCGCAAGTTTAAATACAGCGTGAACGACTAAGTGAAGGGGCGCTAAAGAAATTTAGTGATGCGATAGTCTGACCTACCATATAACAAAAGAAGTGGTAGAGAGAAATCCGAAGTGGTTTCTCCCGCAGCGATGCGAGTAACAATTGACCTGTGAGACCAGGTCGCTTTATCGGTACAACTGGCCCAGCATTGAACGTTGAAGACTTCAACGAGTCAAGCGTACCTGTGACTTTGAGCACTCAATTCCACGTTGATACTCAATTCACCACGCAAGATTTGGCATTGTCTCTCGATATGTTCTCTGACCGCGTGTTGAAGCCCGCAGTAGCAGCTATTGCTAACAAGATTGATCGTGACGGCTTGGTGATGGCCAAGAACAACACGGCCAATATCGTTGGTACTGCTGGTACACCTCCCACAGGTTTGATCACATATTTGACAGCTGCTGCTTACTTGGACGCTGAAGGCGCTCCCCGTGATGGCCGCCGTTCATGTATCGTTGAACCTTTTACTAGCGCCACAATCGTTGATTCTTTGAAGGGTCTATTTGTGCCCCAAGAAGCCATCGGCGAGCAGTATCGTAAAGGTTTGATGGGTCGTGATTCAGCTGGTATGAACTGGAAGATGGATCAGAACGTTGTTTCACAAACATTCGGTTCTTATTCAACTGCCGTGTTGTCATGCAATACATCGACTGCAACTGGATTCCTAACCTCTGGTTGGGCTTCAACATCAACTATCGCTTTGTCTGCAACAACAGCCACAGCATCGTTGAACGTTGGTGACGTTATCCAAATTGCTAACGTGTACGCTGTCAACCCCCAGAATCGTCAGGCTTATGGTTCTAACAAGCTACGCAACTTTGTCGTGACTGCTGCCGCTACTGTGGCAACATCTGGCACAACTAGCGTTACTGTTAGCCCCGCCGTGATTACTGCTGGTCAGTTCCAGAACGTGTCTGTGACCAACGCTGGCGCTTCAACTGTTACGCCTTTCAACAATACTGGTACTGTGTCACCACAGAATATCATTATGCACCGCAATGCGTTTACATTGGCTGTCGCTGACCTTGAGTTGCCTGAGGGTGTCCACTTTGCTGGTCGTGCTTCAGACAAGGAAATTGGTTTGTCAATGCGTGTGGTTCGCCAGTACACCATCAATAACGATAGTATTCCTACGCGTTTGGATGTGTTGTATGGCTGGGCCCCGCTATATCCTGAACTCGCTTGCCGTGTTGCAGCTTAATTAACATAAAGGAGAATTAATCATGGCAAATCCAGGACCAGCAACTACAGTCAGCAATCACCCACAGGTACTTGGCACAAACCAAGCCTTGCGTTTGATTGCTTCTGCTCAATCAGTAAACTTGGCTATCGCTGGTGACACAGCAATGGTCGTTTTGGATGTGAGCAAATTTGTACCTACCAAAATTATCATCACCAATGGCTTAAACTCTAGCGGTGCTACCACCACTATTGCGACAGCTACTGTTGGTGCATATACTGGCCCAGGTGCAACAGGTTCAACCATTTTGACTACCGCTGCTTTGACTAGCAACACCGGTGGTCCTTATGTGACCCTTACAGATGCAACAAATCTCAACACCGCTATTTCTAACCCAACTAACATTTATGTTAACGTTGGTACTACGATTGCAGCGACTTGCGATGTGTTCATCTACGGCTATGACCTCACATTTTTACCCTAATTTGTGAGTAAATAAGAAGAAGCCACTCTCAAAAGGGGTGGCTTTTTTTCATTTTGTTATACAATAATCATGTTTTAAAGGAATTCTCATGTCCAAAACTACAATTACCCGCGGTAATTTATTGAGCAGTTCTGTTGCTCAATTGACACTACCCAGCACTACTTTCTCCACAACAACAACAGAAGTCACCATTTCATGCCCAGGCGTGAAAGCGACTGATATGATCAACGTCACAGTTGATGCAGCAATGGTTGTTGGTGTTGGCGTTGGTAATGCTTACACCAATACGGCCGACCAAATAACAGTTCGTTTGTTTAATTTGACAGGCACATCGGTGACACAAACTGCCGCAACCTTGTTGGTCAATGTAAAATCGCCGGAAGATAGCCCTCTACCAGCTAACGTGGTGTAAACATGGCCAGCTCAACAGTCCAACGCAATGCGGGTCAGACGTATTGTTTTAGCGTCACCAATAGTGCCCATTCAAGCACTTTGGTTGACGATCAAACAAACGATCAGATCAACTACTGCTCATTCTTAAACACCGGCGCGTCACCCATTGCGGTGAAATTTGCGAATTATTCGCCATGTCCCGCTGCCACGTTTCCGAGTGATGGAACACCTGGGGATTATGTTTTACCAGCTGGTATGACTTCTCCCATTATTCTGGCAACCCCAACTACGCCCTTTTACATGACTGCAATCAGTAATAGTGGAACGGCTGGATTGCTTTATGTGACCGCGGTTGGTGATCAAAGCTGATCATGGCTGGCCCTAACACAACCATTGACCAAAACCTATTGCCTGTACAGGCTTATTTTTCAGTTGATGGCACGTTTCAGACTTTCATCGGTCAGGGCCAGCCTTTTACTGCCACGATTAATCCCAATCAAAGCGGATTAAACATTACCAGCAGTACGATTAACAGTACCACTATTGGTGCGACAACGCCATCAACTGGTGCGTTTACCAATATTTCTACGTCAACGGGCACGATCACCACAGCGCCCACAGGTTCTTCAGATATAGTAAATAAGCTATACGTTGATTCATTGGCTTTGGGTTTGGCGTTCAAAAACCCAGCTTTATTGGCCACAACAGCAAATATTACATTGTCAGGATTGCAAACAATTGATGGTATGACCACAGTTGCTGGCGATAGAGTTCTTGTTAAGAATCAAACAAACAGTCCAGATAATGGAATTTACAACGCTAGTGCGGGTGCTTGGACTAGATCAACTGATGCAAACACTTACAACCAGTTAGTATCTGCTGTTGTTTTTATTGAAGAAGGTTCTACAAATTCAGGCGGTGGATACTATTGTTCAGCCCAGCCTGGTGGAACATTAGGGGTCACAGCCATACCTTGGTCTAACCTAAGTCTGAGCGGTTCTTATGCTGCGGGTACAGGTTTAACATTAACTGGCTTTACATTTAGTATTACGCCAGTTGGGACTGCTGGAACATATGGAACTGCGAGCACTACCCCTTATATAACGACAAATGCGTCAGGACAAGTTACAACAGTTACCAATACCGCAATAGCAATTTCTGCTTCTCAAATTACGAGCGGCACTATATCCACTTCATTAATTTCTGGCAACTATTCAGGCATTACAGGAGTTGGGACATTAGCAACAGGCGTGTGGAACGGCTCTACAATTGGTGTAGCATACGGAGGAACAGGCGGGACAACATTCACGGCTGGTTACTTAAAGGCAAGCGGTACAAGTGCTTTCTCCACAGTATCTACAATTCCAAACACAGATATCACCGGCTTGGGCACAATGTCCACGCAGAACGCTAACAGCGTGGCTATCACGGGTGGAACAATATCAGGCTTATCATCCCCCCTAGCTGTAGCGTCTGGAGGTACAGGAGCTACAACGCTCACAGGTTATGTTTACGGCAACGGCACGGGTGCTTTTACCGCAAGTACAACCATAGCAAACACCTCGATTACTGGTTTGGGTACGATGTCTACCCAAAACGCCAATAGTGTGGCAATTACGGGCGGTACTGAGTCAGCGGTTGCTCACACTAGCGACACCATTAGCAATTATTTGACGTTTACTGGTTTGTCCAGTTTACCGACATATGCTGCTAATCGACTGTTTTACGACCAAACACAAGATGCTTTGGCCTATTACAACGGCGTGACCAACAATGAAGTCCACATTGGTCAGGAAATCCAGCTAAAGGTTTACAACAATACCGGCTCAACCATCAATATTGGTCAGCCTGTATACATTACTAGCACATCAAGCGGGTTTGTATATCCTACAGTTGCCCTAGCTATTGCCAATTCAGTAGCCACATCCAACGTGATCGGACTGGCTAACCAAGCTATTCCTAACGCAACCGCGGGCTATGTGACCACAATTGGGGTGATATCAGGCGTTAATACTGGAACGTACACAGTAGGCGATACGCTCTATCTATCGCCCTATTCAGCTGGTTATTTCCAAAACACCATACCTCCCACGGGCTATGCGGTCAAAGTCGGCATTGTTTCGTATGTCAACGCTAGTGGCCAAATCTACGTCAACAAGAGCAATTTGTACACACAAGCTGGCAACATTGTCGGTCAAGTTGCTTTGTCGAACGGCGGTACAAACGCCAACCTAACTGCGGTGGCCGGTGGGATTGTCTACTCAGGTGCTAGTGCTCTAGCAATCAGCGCAGCTGGTACAAGTGGTCAGGTACTTTCATCTAACGGCTCAAGCGCACCCACTTGGGTTACGCCGACAGCATACGCAACAGTAACTGATGACACCACGACCAATGCGGTGCGATACCCATTGTTTGCCAATCAAACGGCGGGTAATTTGTCTACTGAATACACAAGTAGTACAAAATTACAGTTTAATCCCAATACTGGTATATTCACAGCCACAGGGTTTAGCGGGTCTGGAGCGGGTTTAACGTCAATCCCTAACTCTGCCCTTAATAACTCGAGCGTGACTGTTGGATCGACTTCTATTGCCCTTGGTGCGACAGCTACAACGTTAGCGGGTTTGACATCTGTCACTAGCACTACATTTGTAGGCGCTTTGACGGGTAATGCTAGTTCAGCGACAACAGCGACAACAGCAACCAATGCCACAAACATTGCAATAACAGACAATACAAGCACAAACGCTAACTATTATCCTGTTTTTGTAGCCAATTCAAGTGGCAATAATGGTGCAACAACTTCATCAACTAAGTTAAAATACAACCCTAGCACAGGTGCGTTGTATGTTTCTGCTATATATATAGCGCCATAAGGGGAAAACATGGGAAATTTAGTCTTTCAAGCAACATCTGGTGGCCAAATTACATTAAGCGGTACAAATACTGCTTCTAACTACACCATTGCTGTCCCAGCTGTTACTGGCACATTTGTAACTACAGGCGATACTGGCACAGTTACTAACACCATGTTGGCCAACAGCAGCACAACGATTAACGGCACGGCGATTGCATTAGGAGCGAGTGGCACAGTAACCGCGGCGGCTGGCACGTTAACGGGCACAACTTTAGCGTCTAATGTTGTTTCATCTAGTTTAACGAGCGTTGGGACTATTGGAACGGGCGTTTGGAATGGCACAATAATTACTGGTACATATGGCGGGACTGGAATAAATAATGGATCAAACACCATATCTATTGCCGGTAACGTAAGCTATACAGGTGCTTTTGCTAGAACAGTCGCGGTTACCGCGGCTACATCGGTAACTTTGCCCACAAGTGGCACTATCATTTCTAGCGTCACAGCATTGCCAGGCGCTGTTACAGGAACGCCCTCAAGCACATCGTATCTGCGCGGGGATGGTACTTGGGCAACGTTATCAAGTAATTCTATTTCTAACGGCACATCCAACGTCACAGTAAACTCATCTGGCGGTACTGTTTCAATAACAACTGCTGGAACGACTGCGTTGACTGTTGATACAAGTCAGAACTTGTTAGTGGGGACTACATCACCATTAGGTAAACTTGCAGTAGTTGGCGGTCGTTCTATTTTTAAAACTGTTGCAGAACAGTATTCAATTGGTTTACAACGCTCAGATTTTACAAATGGTGCTTATATTGGTGTTGCTAACAGTTCATCAAATCCTGATTTAGTTTTTTCTAATAATGCTGGAACTACACTTGCAACTATTACTGATTCTGGTAACTTAGGATTAGGAGTTACTCCTAGTGCTTGGACACTGTTTAAGGCGCAAGAAATAGGAAGTGTTGGTAATGCTATTTTTTCAACTACCAGCGGCGCTAATTCTGCTATGGGTATGGGGGCTGGATTTTATTACGCTAGTGGGAATTATAAATATGCAAATACTGGTGGTGTTCCTGTTGGAATGATATTTAATTATTCTGCTAACGGGCAAATAGCGTGGGTTAATGCGGCTTCAGGTACAGTAAATAACAACATTACATTTAACCAAGCAATGACACTAGACAATAGTGGGAATTTGGCAATTGGAACAACCAGCGCAGTCAATAGCCGTTTGTATGTATCAAATACAGGTGTTGCCCAGTTAATCATTGGTTATAACAATACTGCCAATAATTACTTTGATGCTGATACACAGATTTTTCGTAACAGCAGTGCAGCTGAACGTGCCCGTATAGACTCCAGTGGTAACTTGTTAGTGGGTGACACAGCAAACGCAACTGGTTCTACTTCACGTTTATACGCACTTTCAAATGGAAGCGTTGTTGCTTCAACTTTTAAATCTGTTAATTCTACTTATGAATGTTCTGTTCTTTGGAATAATGCAACTTCTGGCAACAACCTATTCGCAACTTTTGCAACAGAAACATCAATAACAAGTCGTGGTTCAATTACCTACAACCGAGCAGGTGGTTTAGTTGTTTACAACACAACGTCTGATTACAGAGCAAAAGATATTAGTGGCCCTGTAACCAATAGCGGCTCTTTAATTGATTCTGTTCCTGTTTACATGGGAAAGATGAAATGGGCAACAGAAGAACGCCCAATGTTTATTGCTCACGAAACTCCAACATATGCTCACACAGGTGAAAAAGATGCTGTGGACAAAGACGGAAATCCTGTTTATCAGCAAATGGATGCTTCTGCCCTTATCCCTGTGATGTGGGCTGAAATTCAATCCCTCAGAAAACGCATCTTAACTTTGGAGAATAAATAATGGCTAATACTTACACATGGATCGTGGAAGCAATGGATTGCTATCCCACATATGAATCACAAACAGACGTTGTGTTTACAGTCCACTGGCGAGCCAACGCAACTGATGGAACACATAATGCAACCATCTATTCAACACAAGGCTTGACCTATGTTGCTGGTTCAGCATACACGCCATACGCCCAACTGACACAAGACCAAGTGCTAGGTTGGATTTGGGCATCAGGCGTTGACCAAACGGCAACACAAGCTGCATTAGATGGCATGATTAACGCACAGATCAATCCGACTGTGGTTAGCCTAGCCTTGCCTTGGAGTGCCTGATGGATTGGAAAATATTAGATATTGAGCAAAAAGATGGACAGATCACATCTGCTAAATACTATGTGACCAATGGAACAGTAGATACAGAGGGTAATTGGTATTTCACAGAAAAGGGTGATATTCCATTTGAACAAGTTACCGAGCAAATGGTGATTGATTGGATCAAGACTGCATCTATTCGTGACGGCAAAAACATCATAGAATTTAGATTGGAAGAGCAGTTGAATCAACCATCAAAAACAATTGCTCCTTGGTTACCACAAACATTTACACCGACATTATGAAACTCGAACTTTCAATTCCACAAATTAACACCATTTTTGTTGCACTACAACGCAACCAAGAACTTATTGCACAGACTATGGAAGAAATCCAACGTCAAGGCAATGAGCAGCAACCTAAGCCGCCAGAAGATGGTCACATTGTTGTGCCCGCATAAGGAATAATTAAATGGCCACTACACCAATAGATATTATTAGTTCTGCTCTAAAAGATATTGGCGCATTGGCTGCTGGGGAAACGCCTAGCCCTGAAGCTGCTCAAGACGCATTCATTATGATGAATCGAATGATTGATCAATGGTCTAATGAGCAAATGATGGTCTTTTACAAGACTGAGATTATCTTTACCCTAACGTCTGGTCAAACTCAATACACGATTGGCCCAGGCGGTGAGATAGGATCAATATTTACAGGTTCAATTGCCAATAACGTATTAACTGTGACGGCCATCACATCTGGCGCTATTTCCTTGGGTATGACAATTTCAGGTACAGGCATAACGCCTGGCACTAAGATTACAGGCTTTTTGACTGGAGCTGGCGGTAATGTGAACGAGTTGGGTACATATCAGCTCAACGTGTCTCAAAACATCAATTCAACAACCATTAACGCCTACTATCAGCGTCCCTTGAGCATCAATTCAGCGTTTGTTAGGATCAACACCTCACAAAGCGGTGTTCCTATTCTTAACGGCGGTCTAGACTACCCTGTGGCTATTCTTAACGTTGAAGACTATGAAATGATTGGCCTAAAGACGCTAAACGGCCCTTGGCCTAAAGCTCTGTATTACCAACCCACAGAAACGCTCGGCAACATATTTGTTTGGCCAAACCCAGCGCAAGGTGAGATGCACATCTTTGCTGACACATTGTTTAGCAAGTACACCTCAATTAACGACACCATGTTGCTGCCAGAAGGCTTTGAAAGCTGCCTAGAATGGTGTCTAGCCGAGCGTTTGATGCCTCAGTATGGTAAGGCTAGTGCAACCCAAATTCAGATGGTTAACGCCTTTGCAGCGCAAGCCAAGAGTACGTTAAAGCGCACCAACATGAAACCCGTACAGTCTGCTAGATACTCTGATGCTTTGCTAATGAGCAGAGCTAAAGATGCTGGCTGGATTTTGACGGGCGGCTTTCTAAGATAAGGACACTAAATGCCTGATTTTGGTTTTGTCGGCGCAAGTTATGTCGCACCCTCAATCTATCAAGATGCGAGTGAGTGTATCAATTTTGTTCCTGAAATTGATCCTACATTGCCACAAGGCTCTAGGGGTGTAGTTGCGCTTTATCCAACGCCAGGCTTAACCGCACAGGTCGTATTGCCAGCTGGGGCAGAAGTTAGAGGTATGCGAACACTATCAGGTGGAACGCAAATGATCGCCGTCTGTGGCGCATACGTCTATCTTTTATCTAGCAACCTAACCCCTACTATTGTCGGCATTCTTAACTCAAATGCTGGTCGTGTTGGCATTTCTGACAATGGGTTGTATTGCTATATCGTAGACGGCACATATCGGTATTCATGGAGAATTACAACTCCAACGACGGCCATCTTTACAGGCTCTATTTCAGGCACTACGTTAACAGTTACTAACATACAAAGCGGTACGATTGCTATTGGTCAGGTTTTGTTTGGTGTTGGTGTATCACAAGAGACAATTATCACAGGCGGTTCAGGCTTATCTTGGACAGTTAACATTAGTCAAACTGTTGCTTCAACATTGATGAACAGTCTGAATACAACAAGTTTTACTGGCGTTATTACTACAGGATCAACAAACGCCAACCTAGCAACGACAGCATCTTTGTATTTAGGGCAAACCATCCAAGGTGTAAGTGTTCCTGTAAAAACAATCATTAATGCTATTGCTACTCCCTCCGGTGGTAATAACAATTACACGTTATCGAGCAACACAGCGGTTTCGTCTGAAACTATGTATGCGCTAGATTTCACAGTTTTACCCTCAAATGATGGTGCTTTTAGCGGTGGAACGTCATTAGACATTGTGGATAACTACTTTGTTTACTCACGGCCATCTAGCCAACAATGGGGTGCGTCAGACCCTCTAAGCCCTATTTCACAGCAATTATCGTTTGGTTCTAAGGATGGATCACCTGATAATCTAGTGGCTTTGATTGTTGACCATCGAGAAGTTTATTTGATGGGTGAAAACAGCTCAGAGGTGTGGGTGGATGCGGGCTTGTTTCCTTTTCCTTTTCAACGCATACCTGGCACATCCACCCAACACGGCATTGCTGCGCTCAACAGTGTGGCTAGGGTAGGGGACTCATTTGCTTATGTTTCTAGAAACAACAGGGGTCAAGGCCAAGTCATGCAAATGGTTGGTTATGTGCCCCAAAGAATATCTACTCACGCAGTAGAGAACACGTTGGCTGGTCAATACATTGATGACGCTATATCGTGGACATATCAACTGGAAGGCCATGAAGTTTATGTTGTTTCGTTTCCTACTCTTGACCTCACTTGGGCTTATGACGTTAGCACCAAGCTGTGGCATAAATGGCTCTATTGCACGAATCAAAACGTCTACCAAAGACACCGAGGTAACTGTTCGGCAGTATTCCAAGGTATGGTGCTTGTGGGTGATTACGCCAACGGCAAGATATATGAGCTGGACAAACTCAACTACACAGACGATGGCCAAAGCATTAGAAGGCTAAGAAGAGCGCCCCATTTAGTTGCAGATTTCCAACGCCAATTTTTCGATGAGTTGCAGATTCAATTTGAGCCTGGTGTGGGTACAACGGGTTTGTCAGTTTCGCCATTTATTTACCTCGGCACACCATACATTATTTATGCCAACGCTACATTGGTAGTCCCAGCAACTCAATCGGTTGTTATCGGTAATCCTGTGCTACAAACCCAAACAACGACTTTACCGCAAGCAATGTTGCGCTGGTCTGACGATGGTGGTAGTACATGGAGTAAAGAACATTGGGTTACAATTGGACAAACTGGTAAATACCAAAATCGTGCTATTTGGAGGCGTTTGGGAACGGCTAGGGACAGAGTGTTTGAGGTCGTTGTGACTGATCCTGTCAAAGCGGTGATTGTCTCTGCTAATCTAAAAGCAAGCGGAGGTGAAAATTGAGTATTTCAACCAATACCACCCAGATTCAACCATATCCACAGAGTGAATTCTTGGATAAAGTGACAAATCGGCCTACTAGGGCATGGCAACAGTTCTTTTTGAACTTGTTGAACTTCTCCTCGGCTACTACTGCGACTGCTGGTGCTGCGACATTGCCTAGTAATCCGGTGGGGTTTATCAATATTACTGTAAACGGACAGCATTTTAAAGTGCCGTATTACAATATATGAGGAGAGATAATGGATTTATCAACAGTCAATAATGCGGTTGCTGATGCTTCAGCTGGATTGCCGTCTGGTTGGACTCAATTTGTTGCGGAAAATATTAGATCGCCTATTGGTCAACAAGCTATTGTTAGTGCTGCTGCCAATTTGGGTATTACTGATCCATCAGTTATTGCTGGTCTTGTAAACCAAGCCACGGGACTGAATGTAACACCACAACAAGTGACTCAAGTGGCTCAAGTGTCTCAAACGGCACAACCCGCACCAGTGTTAAGAACTCCACCTGAATTACAAAATATACCGCCATCACAAGATGCTGTTTTACCAAATCCTACGCCTACCCAACCAAATTCATTTCAACCTCAAGCAATACAATCAGTTTCTCCGAGAGCACCCGCTTCAGCTCGTGTAGCCACCCCAGCTGATTCTGGTA